GCGTGAGTCGCAAGGGCAAGGACGTGTCGCACACCAAGGCACTCGCCAAGGGCGGCACCAACGCGGACGGCTATCGCTTGGAGTCCCCGAGCAAGAACCGCAGCCGCAACTTGCACAACAAAGGCGAACGTAAGTGAAGACCCGAGGTTGATCTTCGGGAGCCGAGGCAGTACATTTGAGAGATCCCTTGTCGGGGGTGACCGCTGTAAGGTGTGGGTGGGCGGCTAAACAAAACTACACCATCGAAGGCACGGAATTTAAGTAAGGGTTCTTTCACCCCTTCTGCTTTCTCCGCCGTGTGACTTCGAAAGAAAGCACCAAGGAAGACAGATGGCAGCAGACGGCAGAGTGGAGACCCCACTCTGCCTGTTCTGTCGTCTCTGAACACAGAAAAAGATGGAAATCGTTTCTAACAAAGCATTGCTCCTGAAGTTGCGTGACCCCAAGAAAGTCACCGCAGTGATACCAAAAAGCACCTTGGTGGACGACCATCGGGTGTTGGTCAAGTGGGGGCTCGACGAGGCGCATGTCCTCAAGAACCTCAAGATCAAGAACGTCCCCTCGCCGATCCTCAAGGAGTACGACTGGCCCGGGATGCACAAGCCGTTTGCGCATCAGAAGGACACCGCGTCATTCCTGACGCTGAACAAGCGTGCGTTCTGCCTCAACGAGCAGGGCACGGGCAAGACAGGCTCAGTGATCTGGGCATCCGACTATCTGATGAAGCAGGGCCGAATCCGGCGCGTGTTGGTGATCTGCCCGCTGTCCATCATGGACAGTGCATGGCGTGCGGACTTGTTTAAGTTTGCGATGCACCGCACGGTGGCCGTGGCCTACGGCAGCGCAGAGAAGCGCCGCGATGCGATCAACAGCGCGGCTGAGTACGTGATCATCAACTACGACGGCGTGGAGATCGTGGCCGACGAGATCGCCAAGGGTGGGTTCGACCTCATCGTGGTGGACGAGGCGACCGCCTACAAGAACGTGCAGACGGTGCGATGGAAGACGCTGTACAAGTTGATGCAGCCCACGACGTGGCTGTGGATGATGACGGGCACACCTGCTGCACAGTCACCGATTGACGCCTATGGTCTGGCCCGACTGGTCAACCCGATGGGGGTGCCCAAGTTTGCGTCATCCTTCCGCGAGATGGTGATGTTCAAGGTTGGTCAGTTCCGGTGGGTGCCCAAGCCCTCGGCAACGCAGACGGTGTTCGATGCACTGCAACCGGCCATCCGCTACACCAAAGACGAGTGCATGGATCTCCCCGAGATGACCTATGTGGATCGCGTAGTGGAGTTGACCAAGCAGCAACAGAAGTACTACACCACTCTCAAAAACAAGATGATCGTCGAGGCCGCAGGCGAAGCCATCACATCGGTCAACGCAGCGGTCAACCTGAACAAACTCCTGCAATTATCTTGTGGTGCGGTCTACTCAGACTCAGGCGAGACCATCGAGTTCGACATCCGCAACCGCTACGCCGTCCTCAAAGAAGTTATAGACGAGTCGGCCAAGAAGGTGCTGATCTTTGCCCCGTTCCGCAACGCCATCGAGATCATCACGGCCAAGTTGATCAAGGACGGCTACACCGCTGAGATCATCAACGGCGACGTGCCTGCGGCCAAACGATCCGACATCTTCAAGCGGTTCCAAGATACCCCCGACCCCCGCATCCTGGTAATTCAGCCGCAAGCGGCAAGCCACGGCGTGACACTGACCGCTGCCGACACGGTGGTGTGGTGGGGGCCGACGAGCAGCCTGGAGACCTATGCCCAAGCAAACGCCCGTGTTCACCGGGCCGGTCAGCGTCATCCAACGACGGTTATACGTCTGATAGGATCTAACGCGGAACGACACGTATACAAAATGCTTGACGCTAAAGAAGATATTCACACACAAATAGTTGACCTCTACAAGGGGTTACTTGACTGAGTGACGAAATGTCACTACATTGCAGCGTTACTAACTAAAACGGAGATACGAGATGGACGAGTCTGTGAAGGACGGGGGCACTGTTCCCCCTGAAAAATTGGTGCGGGTCTACCTGAAGATGCGCGAGGCCAGAGAGAAGTTGGTCAAAGCGCACGAAGCCGAACTCCAGAAGTTGGAGGACGGCATGAAGCAGGTCAAGCAAGGACTCCTGGAGTACTGCAAGGGGCAGAACGTGGACAGCGTTCGACTGGCTGACGGCTCCGGGATGTTCTACCGCAGCATCAAGAAGCGTTTCTGGACGAACGACTGGGATGCCATGAGCCGCTTCATCCTGGAACACAAGGTTCCCGAGTTGTTGGAAAAACGTCTGCATCAGGGCAACACGCAAGCGTTCCTTGAGCAGCACCCCGATTTGCTGCCACCGGGGTTGAACGTGGACAGCGAATACACCATCACGGTCAGGAGAACGTAGAGATGGAAGATAAATACGTAGACATTCAGAAGTTAGCCGAACACTTCATGGTGTCAGTATCAACGGTACGTGCCTGGATTCGGAAGGGCGTTCTGCCTGCCGAGTCCTATCTAAAGGTTGGCAGCACGTTCCGATTCAAGTTGCCGGAGGTGGAAGCCGCTCTGCGGAACTACACCAAAACGCAAGATAACAAGATGACCAACCCCCAACCCGTGTCTGTTGACGAAGACTTCTAAGGAGATCGAGATGAGCGAACTGACTTTGTTTAAGGGTGGCGTTCCTGCTTACCTGAAGGAACTGCAAGACGAAACCACCGACAGCCTGTCCGGTGGCGAACTTGGGCAACGCCGAATCAGCATCAAGGGCGGTGTGTTCCGCGAGATGATCGGTGCCAAGGAGTACCGCGTCAGTGAAGATCGCGCCATGAACGTGATCATCATCAAGGCGTCACCCAAGAACCACCGCACCTACTTTGCCGGAACCTACGTGGAGGGCCAAGCCGCTCAACCCACGTGTTGGTCTACCGATGAGGTGGCTCCCGCAGCCGAGGTGCCCGAGGATCAGCGTCAAGCGTCGCGTTGCATGGACTGCCCCCAGAACGTCAAGGGGTCGGGTCAGGGCGACAGCCGCGCATGCCGCTACTCTCGGCGTATCGCTGTGATGCTTGAGGGTGAGGTGGACAAGCGTGAGGTGTATCAGGTGATCCTCCCGGCCACGTCGGTGTTCGGCGACGGCGAGAAGGGTAAGTTGCCCCTGCAAGCCTATGCCCGTCACCTGAAGGCACACAGTGTGCCGATTGCCGGGGTCATTACCGAGATGCGCTTTGACACTTCGGTGCCCACGCCCAAACTTGTCTTCAAGCCCGTGCGGCAGATCTCTGAAGAAGAGTTTGCCGTGGTGCGCGAGATGCGCGATTCGGTCGAAGCCGAGGATGCCATCAAGATGAAGGTGGCCCCGCCCAGGGCTGAACGCGCTGTTGCAGCACCGAAGCCTGTGGCGAAGGCGGCTGTGGCAGCAGTTGAGGAAGATGAGCCTGCGCCGAAGAAGGTTGTTAAAAAGACTGATCAGCCCCCGAAGGGCAATAGTCTTGATGCATTGGTCGCCGGTTGGGACGACGAGTAAAGTGGGTTCGGGGTGCGGAGACGCACCCCTCCTTTTCCTCAAACCTCAACCACTGCGGACATGCAAACCCAAGACTTCCTCAATGCTGTATTGGGGAACGACGGCTACATCTGCATCTTTGGTGCTAACGCCGAGAAGAAGCGGGTTGTTCAGAAGTTGTACCCCACCATCGACGCTGCGGCAGCGGCGGCGACGAATCTTCAAGAAGAAGGGTTTGATGCCTACTTTGGTCTGGCGACCTTTGCAACTGACAAGTCACGCAAAGCCGAAAACGCCAAACACCTGAAGTCTTTTTTCCTGGACATCGACTGCGGCCCCCACAAGAGCGCAGCAGAAGGTTACCCGGGAGGACAGACCGATGGTATAGCGGCGCTTCGGCGGTTCGCTCAGACGCTAGGGCTACCGCGCCCCATCATCGTCAACTCAGGCCGTGGGCTGCATGCCTACTGGCCGATGACCGAAGTTGTTCCTGTTGAGGAATGGCTTCCTGTTGCCGAGCGACTCAAGGCGCTGTGCATCAAACACAACCTGCTTGCCGATCCAGTCGTCACCGCAGACGTGGCACGGGTTCTTCGTGTACCGGGCACACGCAACTTCAAGGACATACCGCCAAGACCTGTAAACCTGATTGGTGGCCTCTCCCCGGCTACTGAGTTTGCAGCGTTCAAGCGAATCCTTGAGCGCGATGCACCGATCCTGCGCGTTGTTCCCCCACCGAGATCACAAGCATCTCCCGTGGAAGACGACCTGACTGCGGCCATCCTTGGCAACTATCGGAACGTCTTTCGTACCATCGTTATGAAGACAGCCGCAGGGCGCGGCTGTGACCAGATTCGGCACATCATCGAACAGCAGGAGACGATGAGTGAGCCGATGTGGCGTGGCGGCTTGTCCATTGCAAAGTTTTGCGTGGACTCCGAGCGTGCTGCCCACAACATGTCTTCGAAGTACCCCGACTATGACCCCGACGAGACGGCTCGCAAACTGGATCAGATCAAGGGGCCGTACACCTGCGAAACATTTGACAAGTTGAACCCTGGGGTCTGCGACAAGTGCCCGAATAAAAACAAGATCAAGAGCCCGATTGTGTTGGGCCGTGAGGTTCAGGAGGCGACAGAAGAACAAAGCATAGTGGAGGACGTTCCCGAGAACGCACCTTCATCTGGCAAACAGACCTACGTGATCCCTGCGTATCCGCGCCCTTTCTTCCGGGGCGTCAATGGCGGCGTGTTCAAGCGCACCAAGGATAAGCAAGGTGACCCGATTGAGATTCCGATCTACCACAACGATCTGTATCTTGTTCGCAGGTTGAGCGATCCTGAAATTGGTGAGGCGGTAGTTGTCCGGTTGCATCTTCCCCGGGACGGAGTGCGTGAGTTCACCGTGCCATTGGCGTCGATGCTGTCTAAAGACGAGTACCGCAAGTACATGGCGATGCACGGCGTGGCCGTAGTCAAGATGGATGAACTGATGACATACACAACCGCTTGGGTAAACAAACTTCAAAGTGAATCTGGGGCCAGTCTGGCGCGTCGCCAGTTTGGGTGGATCGACAAAGAGATGACCGCCTTCGTGGTGGGAGACAAGGAGATTTATGGCAGTCACGTAGACCACAACCCGCCGTCCAATGCGACGTTGCAGTTGATCCGACTCATGCACCCACGGGGCACGCTTGAGGGTTGGAAGAGGGTAGCCGAGTTCTACAACCGACCCGGCATGGAGATGCACCAGTACGTGCTCGGTTTGTCGTTTGGCTCCCCGCTTGTGGCCTTCAGCCCAGAGGGTGCGGCTCTGTTTCACATGTTCAGCAAGGACACGGGACTGGGCAAGACGACTGCGATGCGGGTTGGCAACAGCGTTTGGGGCGACCCAGGCGAGATGATGTGTCAGGAGCGCGATACCTACGCTACCAAGATGAACCGGGCAGAGGTGTTCAAAAACCTTTTCCTGTCCATCGACGAACTGACCAACATCCAGCCCAAAGAAGCGAGCGACTTCCTGTATCAGTTGACGGGCAAGAAGCAGCGCAATCGGATGGGCGCGTCAGGCAACGCCGAGCGGTTCCGGGGGGAGGCATGGAAACTCAACGTCGCAAGCACGGGCAACTCAAGCCTGATGTCTCGGGTGCTGATGTACAAGGCGATGCCGAAAGCAGAGGGTGTCCGAGTTTTGGACGTCCCTGTCCAGGCATATAAGTTTGATAGCAAGAGCGAGACAGACGACTTCAGCCGTCAGTTGGACGAGCACTACGGCCACGCCTGTGTGCCCTACATGCAGTTTGTTATCAAGAACCTGGATCAGTGCAAAGAGTTGTTTACTACCATGCAGGGGCGTGTGGACGCTGCGGCGGACCTGTCGCAGCCGCACCGATTCTGGTCAGTCCAGGCGGCATCGGCACTGGCAGGGCTTGCGATTGCCAAGCGGCTCGGCTTGATCAACTACGATCTCAAAGCAGTGTTCAAGTGGGTAGTCGATCAGATCATTGCCAACAAGGAAGCGTTGACTGCGGCATCGGGCGACCCTGAAGATTTGCTAACCCAGTACTTGGCTGAGAACTACAACAACGTGCTGCGCATCAAGAGCACCGACGACTCGCGGGGCAAGCCCGGTGCAGATGAGTACATCGTTCCTGATAGCGCACCGCGCCTGCAACTTGTGGCTCGGTATGAGTACGACATCAAGCGGCTGTACCTGCTGCCCAAACCGTTTAAGGAATGGTGCATGAAGCAGCAACTGCACTACGCAGATGTGGTGGATGGTCTGAAGAAGGGCGCAGCCCAGGCACGGATGAAGAAGGTTCGGCTAGGCAAGGGCACCCGTATGAACTTGCCGCCGATTGATGTCATCGTTCTGGACTGCTCGACGTTCATGTCGGACGAATCGGAGGAGCCTGCCGATGCCCTCTTCGAAGAAATCGGAGGTTGAGATAAACCCTGATGGCGTGCCGATTGCTGTAGTCTGGGAGTCTTTAGTAATTGGCGCATCAGTCTTCATACCGGCTGTAAACATGACAGCCCTTATCAGACAGATGAGGGTTGCCGCACGTAAACGTAATATGACGCTCAAGCATGCTGAACGCATCGAGAGCGGAAAGTTAGGGGTGCGGTTTTGGAGAGTCCTGTGATACGATCCGGCTCGGTAGTGCAACGCTACCGTTTTCCATCTCGTATCTCTTCGATCAAGTGATCACCCCGGCCTTGCGCCGGGGTTTTTTATTCCTCAAGATCCTTGGCCAGGGCAAGCAACTCATCACGCATCGCGTTACTGAGCGTCACGCCGTGATACAACTTCGGACGTGATGTGTCGAACGACCGCTGGCTGCGAGCAATAGTCTCTTCCATTTCAGACTGCGACCCCAGGGTCGGGTGCTTCGCGTAGAGTTTCTCTAGCCGCGTACGCGCCTCTGTATATTCAGCGGTGTCGCCCGCGCGTCGTGCCACGTTCATCTGTTGCAGGTACTTGCTGCGGTCGGTGGTCACCGTCTTGTCGATGCCCTTGAGCGCAGCGTTGATCTCCAACTGCTTGGTGTATTCGGCAGGGGTAAAGCCAAGCATCTGTGCTGCGACGTTCCACGCACCGATGTCTCCGACGATGGGGTCACCCCGCATCGTGTTGGCACCCTCGGTGGCAAAGCGATAACTCTTGAGCACGTTGCTGACGGCTACCGGCATGATGGCTTCGATGCCACGCTGCAACTCACCTTCACTGATCAGATCCATGCCGCGCTTGATCCGACTCGCCGCGCCGTAGACCGGGCCACCGAAGTAGTTGGCGAAGTTCTCAGCCAGTGTTGCCTGATCACCTGCAAACGGGTTTTCGCGGAAGACCAGATCACTGAGGCCAGTTCTCTCTGCAACGGAGAGCCCCGTGATAGCGTTGACCAATCCCTTGTACCAAAGTTCCCCAACGTTGGAACGCACCACCGTGCCGAAGTCCTCGTCGTCATCCTCTTTGAACATGTCATAGATCATGGCGAGGACGCCGAACAACGGCAGGCCACGCAAGCCCGAGAACAGCGCGGCGGTGCCGAAGATGTAGGCAAGTTGTTTACGTGCGGCCTTCTGAACCTCTGGCGGCTGGTTGCCAAACGCCTCGCGTGTAATCTTGTACAGCAAGTAGTACATCGACACG